TAAGTCTAACAAAAGTGTAAGTGTTTAATGTAGAAGTTGTTTCTACTAAAATTCCAAAACCTGCTGGTAAAGAAGCATTAGCTCCACATCCATTTAATGTAACTGTTGAGTTTCCAACTGTACCATTAGATATAGATACTACTCCTGAACCATTAGCTGTATGCGATGATCCTAATGTAGTAACACTAACAATAGTTCCTGCAGCGTTATTTACATCTGGGTTAGCATTAGGAAAACTTGTTTCATTTGCTACTGGAACAAATCCTCCAACATCATCTACTAAGTCTATAATTCTTGCGTCAATTGCTGCAGTTGTAGCAATGTGAGTATCTCCAGCTGACCATGTATTACCTGATGCAATTGTTTCGCTTGAATCTTGTCTAAAATATCTAGCATCAGAAGCAGCTGTAGTTAATAATGTAACTTCGTCTGGTGTATGTCCTGCGTGTTCAGCAGCTGTTACTAAAACTGCATCTGCTATTTTAGCAGCAGTTATTGCATCATCTGCAATTTTTGCTGTAGTAACATTAGAATCTGTAATTTTTATTGTAGTAACTGCATTTGTAGCTAAGTCATCTGAACCTACAGCTCCATTTACAATTTTAGCTGAAGTAATTGAGTTATCTGCAGGTATTAAAACATTTGCTGGTATTGAGCTACCTGTAACTGATAATGCTGCTATATAAATAACAAGTGTTTCATTTGCTAAAGTTCCTGAATCCCAAGTAACATTAACTGTAGTATTTGTAGAAAATGATGAACTAGATATAGTTCCAAATATTGTTCCTGTTGAACTTCCAACTGCTTTTACTCTACGACTTGCTTCATATATTGAAGTTACGTTTGCTCCAGCAACTGTAAATGATGTTCCACTTACATATGCAAATGTATGAGCTCCATCTCCATCTCCATAAACAACCCATTGTGAGTCATTGTACCATTCTCTTATATCAGCAGCAACAGCACGAAAAGCATTGTTGATGTTTGAAGGCAACATTCCTTCAGCAATAGATACACCTCCTACTGATGTATTATTACCTGCTGTACTACTATAATCTTTTATTCCTGCCATTTATTACTCCTAATTCATAAACCAGCTGAATGCTTTATCGCTTTCAGTATTATTTTTGTTAATTAATTCGTTCACACTTTGTTCTAATTGTCTTTGAAAGAATTCTTGTGATTCAAAAGAATATCTTACATTATCTATATCTATCTTGTCTGCCATTATCTATATCCTGCTTGTGATGCAACAAGATCTATACCTTGTGCATGGTTAAAATTAGTACCTGAAGCTATTTTAACATTTGCTCTTATATATCTTCCTGATTGTCTAACAGGATTTATACCACTATCTACCATAGAAGATGAACTAGATTCTATTTCTGTGTCTGCTAATCTTTCTCTAGTTTTAACAGTAACAGTTGATACTGCATCTACTATTGGTCTTACTCCTTGAATGTTAGTTCTAGCACCAGGAAATCCTTCAATTTCTGCTGTTTCCATTTCACATTCATTAGAGTTACCTGAAAAGATTGCAGCTTTAAAATCTTCATTTATTGCACCTAAAAACATTTGTCCACCTGACCAAAAGTCAGTATCTAATGCAGCATTAATATCATCAAGATTTTGAGAAATAATATCCATTAGTTCTACAGTAAATGCTCCTACAAATTGTGGAAATATTACACTGGTTTGTGCTTTTGCTAAAGACCATTTTTTAGTTGCATAATTGTAGATTATAATTTTATCACATATTCCTGCAGATCCAGCACCATCTTTACTTGGATATGCCCACATAGCTAACTGATTAAATGGATCAGTAGCTGCTTTAACTCTATCTGTATATGCTTTGTTTAAATCTAAATCAAAAAATCTGTTTACTTTTTCTACACCAATAGGTGCTACGCTATCACCATTTATTTGATAAAAGCCATCATCTGAATAAAAGAATACATCTCTATTATCTTGACATACTGTTTGTCCATATACAGCTCCTCTATTTGGCGAAATTACTGATAGCCTAAATACTACTGCTCCACCAACATAGTCCATACGAATAATTTGATTTTGCCTAAATACATAACCTACTTCTCCAGAAGTAATATGAACAATTTCACCACCAGATCCTGGTAAGTCTTGAAAGTCAGATTGTTTACCTGACCATGCACTTATATCATTAATTCCAGACCAATGTATTCTATTAGATGCATTGTTATGATTACCTGTAACTAAAAAGTCTCGAACAACACCTGATACTCTAAATAAAGGTGTAGTACCTGCTGATTGTATTGAATTAAGATTTGCAAAGTTTGTAGATGTTCCCATTAAATAATATTGTGGTTGATCTACTCCATTACTTGCAATTACATAATTACCAAATTGTGTAAATGTAAAAAAATCTGTTTCTCCACCAGTAAGTCCTGATTTACGAGATGTAAATGTTCCTGATGCTAATTGAAATATATCTGTTTTAGTTGCTACAAAGTTAAAAATGTTATTAGCATTATCTCTAAATGATCCTGCACCTTTAGCATTTTTTCCAATATTATTAGTAGAATATGATACTAATGATGGAAATCTTTTATAAGATCCCAAAGCATGATAAACATTAGTTGCTACGTTAGCACCTTTCATTCCATGTTCTGGTTGATCAGGTAGCCATTCTCCAAAAGGTATCTGCATTATCTAGCCCTATAAAATGATAAATCTGTTTGTACGTCTGTTCTTTGTGTTACTGGTGCTCCACCATAACTATCTTGTTTGTCATTATTTTCACATCTTTCCATAGCAGATATATACATCTGTAACCATTGTTGTACTTGGTTAGGATCTATTCCACCTAAAAAGTTTGCTGCATGGTATAATGAACCATATAAATATATTCCAGGATGACTTGCTAAAATGTAATTTGATGTATTAGTATCGCTAAGAGCTCCAAAACTTTTATAATATGATAAGTACCCAGTATAAGAAGAATCAGGGGCAGGGCCAAAACGTAAAGCTTCTGTTTCATTATCACTTTCAATTGTATAGACTCTAGGTCTAGCAGTTGTTGATCCAGCTTTAATCTCAAACATATTATGTGGAGTTATATATTCTAAAGCATATTTAGTACTAGCAGATAATATATATAAAGATCTTACTGCGATAAAACCAGTTGGAACAGTTTCTGTTTCAGAGTCTATTGTAATAGCATCTATTTGTTCCATCTGTCGTATTCTTAGTTTAGCATTAAAGTCAGCTTC